AACTGAGGTAGCTGCTCTGTAATAAGCGTGGTAATGCCACTCACCGTTTCCCCAATGACCTCAGAAATCTTCTCAAAGTCACCGTCTGCTTCATTAATGCCGTTGGAGAGTCCGGAGAACAGATCCGTAATGCCCGCAGACACTTCGCTGACAGCCGGTAGAAACACACCTTGAAGTGAGCGCTTCACCCCTTCAAAGCCATCAGAGAGATTGTCGTATTTCACTTCAGTAATCTGACTTAAAGCATCCTTCGTAGCAATGGTACTGTCTTTCATGCCAGCAAGAACCGGTAAGACTCCAGCTTCCAGATCCTCAAACTGCGTACCAAAGAGCTGAACACCAGCAGCATTTCTTAGAAGTGGATCTTCAATTTCATTTAATCTTTCCACCACTGAATAGAAAGCATCGCTCGCCGCTTCTCCACCTTGAGCAAACTTCAGTGTCATTTCATCGGCATTAAATCCAAGGGAAGTGAAAGCTTCGATGGTTCCTGCGCTTCCGTCTTTTGCCCGGATATTAAACTCCTTGACTGCATCACCAATCTTGTCAATACTGAAGGCTCCGGCGTCTGCACCACCGATAAGGCCAGTGATAAACTCATCTGCACTTAAGCCCAGGGCTGAGTACTGATTAGAATATTCATTTAAGGTATCAAGAAGATCGCCGTTTTTATCAGCACCGTTTTGAGCACCGGTAGCGATGATGTTATAAGCTTCTTCAGAAGAGATACCGAAGTTCTTCATCAAGGCTCCCGCAGCTCTCGCAGATTCCTGTAGCTCAAATCCAAAGGTATCTCTTAAAGCAAAGCCGGACTCTGTAGCCTTTTCTAGTTCCTGGCCCATGAGTCCGGTTGTCTTTTTCACTTCAGATATTCCATTGGCCACATCCTCTAAGCTGTCACCAAAGTTGTGCTTATACACATTTTGAGCGACCTCACCCAGCTCCTCCAGCTCCTGACCGGTGGCACCGGTGGATGCTGAAATCTGATTGACCGCCATGTTGTACTCATCACCCAGTTTGATTAGGCTTGCACCAGTGGCTATGGCTGCAGAACCAATTGCAACCACTGTGGCACCAATTGCCACTCCGATGCCTTTTAACACACCACTCAGTTTTTCAAACTTACCGGAGGCATCATCCGTTTCATTAGCTGCTTGATTTACGGCATCAGCAAATCCTCCTGCACCATCTTCTGCTTCATTAAAACCTTGATTCATCTCGTCGATGGCCTGAACATTCTTATCCAGCTCATTTTCCATCTTATTGAGGTCAGCTTTTGCATTATTTAGCTGAATGGCCCAGTTCTGCGTTCTTTTATCTGTTTCACCAAAGGAGTCGGAGGCATTTTTAAGGGCTGCTTCTAAGGTACCTATCTTATTTTTCTGAGCGTCGATCTCTTTGTTCAGCACATTATTTCTGGCTGTCATCGCCTGAATGGACTTATCCTGCTTATTAAATTGTGAGGTCACCAGATTCATTTCAGAACCCAGTACCTTGAAGCTTCGGTTGATGTCTCTTAGAGCATTCTTAAATTCCTTCTCGCCTTCGACACCAATCTTAAGGCCAAAATTGCTATCACCTGCCAAGCGACTCACCTCCTCCTCTTCTGGCATGTAAAAAGACACCCTATTTCGGTGTCAGCGTAATAATCTTCTTTTATAAAAATTCTGGAATCACATCATCAATGAAATATTCCCTTCTCGGTTTTGAGATACCAATAAATTGCTTATGGCATTCCCAAAGATCCATAAGGTATCCAATGGGCATCAGCCACACCTCGTCTTCTAGCCGATTGAGATGGGCTGTGCCATAGTAGATTAGTCGGGTAAACAACTCTTGATCACTTACCCGACCACCTCGTTTTTTGATTCTTCACTCTCCACATTTCTATTCGTTCCTCGCATCATACTGGCCATAATAGCATTTTTGTAATTGGCCAGGTCAAAGGGAGTAGTGAGAAGCTCCACTTCTTCTTCAGTCAATAGCTCTTTCTTCTCATCCTTGTTCCTGATGTTGTGAATCATAATGGACTGATTGGCAAGCAGTGTAATCAGCCACACTATCTCGTCCAGTGCCATTTCAAAGTTCTCGGTTTTCATTAGCTTTGCGCCCAGGTTTTCAAGGCCACCATAGCGTTTCGCAATTTCCTTTGTTGCCTTAGTCGTCAATATTAACTTGAACTCTGTGCCACCAATTTCAATGGTTGCACTTCTCTCTTCCGATACTTCATCTACTATAATTTTCTCGTTTGCCATTTTTCATTTACCTCCCATTAAGACACCGTTACTGTAGCCACTGTTGTCGTTTCATCGCTTGCTCCAACAAGGCTGAGGACACAGTAGTAGTAATAGTTATCTGCCACAAGATCTGTTGTATCAAAGCTAGCTGATGTCTCTCCGTTAATTTCCGTACCACCAGTTGTGCTATCAATAGTGTTTTCATACCACTGATAAGTCACTGGATCGCTGGTGTTGGATTCAGCCACCACAGAAAGACTTTCTGTAATGCTACCAGCTGTCACTTCCGTCAGTACTGCAGGTTGAGTTGTGACGTTAATCTCCGGTGTCATCGCTGTGAAATCTGGTTCATAGACTGATGTGAACCAGCTCGTGATCGTTGAAGCTAACACGCCATTATCCCCTTCAGTTACTTCCGCTTTCCAAGGATGTTTATTCTCTCCGTCCAGCTTGTTTCGTCTAAATACCGTTCCCTCTATGGTGGGACTGCTAAATGTAATGGAGTCACCCTTGGTGGCAAGCGTTGTAGCTGGAACAGAGAAGATAACTCTGTAAAGCCAAAAGTAGCGATACTTTCCATTTGCCTTCTTAGCTCGAAACCCAACTGCTACCGGACTTCCTCCATCTTCACTTCTAGAAACAATGACATTGTTGCTGTCGATTTTACATCCTGTCAAATCCTGTGCTACCAAGGAACCAATATCATCAATCCCTAATGTCAAGGCGCCACTTTTAAACTCTTTTACGACCTCGCTGGCTCCATCATCTGCATAAAGAATTGCTTCAATCAGCTCCACACTCAGTTCTGCAGTCATGGCTTTTGCCAGCACTTTTGGTGTGCCATAGGTTTCGATGCCATTTTGATCCTCTGTGATTTTGGCATAATATAAACTATCTAATCCAATTGTTGCCATGTTTTATTCCTCCTTCAAAATAGCTAAGTCTCCTTCAGCTAAATAATCACTTCATATTCTTTCGCCACGTCTATGGCGAAGTGGTGAAAACCGGTATCTTCTTCATATCCTAGATACCTTCTGTCTGTTATGATAAAGCCTGCTCTAATAAGAACACTAACGACTTCATTCTTTCTCACCTGGTAGTTACCTTTTGAAAATAAGGAGAGGCGAACTTCCTGTAGTTCTGCCCTTGGCAGATCATCAGCATAATGGTCAAAGATATCACTCATAGGGGTAAGGACCAGATATTCATCCGGTGCCTTTTTACTAAACACGCCCGTTTCAATGGGAACCTCTATAGGCTCAAGGACCTCGCCTATGTCTTTCAAAATACTGTTATACATGACCTTCGCCCTCCTTCCTTTTAGATTTTGCTGATCTCTTCATCCAACTTTCTTTTCATCGCTTCAATGCAGGCATTCCGGCTGGCTGTTTTCGCCGATTTTAAAAAGGGTTTTGCAGGTTGACCGGATTTACCATATTCTAAGATATTTGCTATCTTAGCATTAGACTCTCCATCTTTTCTTGGTTCATCAAACCCAACCTTCACATTGTAGTTTCCATCACGATCTACTCCCGCAGGAGTAACACCAAGAGCATCCATTAATTCTCCTGTAGACCTTGACGGAAGCTTTGTGTCACTACCAATGGTTGCCTGTAGATTCGCTTTCACTTTGGCTTTGACCACTTCGCCACCAGCTTCCAGAACCTTCGGGATGATTTCATCTGTCTTCTCTGCCAAAGTGGATACTTTTAACAGAAAATCTTCTGGCATTTTGTAGGTCCCTCGTGCCATGAAATCACCTCCTAGTCCTTCGTGGCTTCTAACTTTTCTGCTGCCACTTCAATATAAAGCCCTATAATATCCTCAACACTAAGGATTCGGTACTCGCCTGTATCGCAGCGAATCAGCATACCCGGTTCAATCAGAACATCTGGAATCCTTCGCATCTGAAAAGTAGCATTTGCTTTGGTGTAGGCCGCCATATTAGCCCATTTTCTTGAACCGTGTCTTTCATCCCTATAGGCACGAATACTGGCTATAACCTGCTCCCCTTTTGATGCAAAGCCTTCATTGTCCTTAACTGGTACAGTATCGATGATGTCGATTCTGGTGTTCATCTTCCCAAAACTCATCTACATCACCTACCTTTACTTTCTTATCTTCGTAACCATGACTGCGATCTTTTCGTCTTCCTTTTCGATAGCAGCATTTTTGCCTACTTTTTCTCTTCACGGCCCACAATCTTTTCATTACACTCGCCACTCCTTTCCCATGCGCAGAAGTAAATGTACCGTCTTCCACACCTGATCCGATGCTCTGACGTTGTCATTAAAGAAACCTCCGGTGGAACCATCGCGACTTTCATAAAAATGAGAAGCCAGCATAATAACTCCTTGTTCTGTGGTCGGATCCATGGAATTTTCATTGTAGAAGTCAGACATTTTTTTCTGGTAACCCTCAGCATAGGAAACAGCAGCGGCGATATAGCTTAGGATTAGCTCGTCATCTTCACTATGCTCCAGAATAAGATTAGCCTTGACCTTTTCAAGCAGTGCCATCTCCGCCACCATCCTTTCCCTATTCCGCTACTGGCTCCGTGAAGAGTTTAGGCGTTTCTGTAATTTCATCGCACTTAAGCCACATGATGATATCTCCAGCGGTACCGCCTACAACAGCTGCCTCCGAAACATCATCCTGGGTGAGCTGATAACCGTTGTATTTGATTTTAGTGATATCCGCAAGTCCCGTAGTGATTAAAATTCCGACCCACTTATGAGTTCCCTGAGTTGGAGCGGAGCTTTCAAATTCAACCAGTTCATCCGTATCTACCGTAACTCTGATTATGCCATCGGCTATTGTAACATCATTAACCTCACTTTGATTCGCTGTTATCGGCTGCCCCTCAGTAGTTATCGGTGCTTTAGCTACAGATAAATTCCATACATCAAATTCCATAAAACCTGCGTCCTTAAACTTGGCAAGTAAATCATTAAAGTTATCTTTAAGAGCGCTGATTGTTGTTGCAGTACTATTCGCTTGGTTTGAAGCAATAGGAAGCCCTGTTATTAAAGCCCCTTCTTTTATTTTTATAAGACCTCCGTCTTTAACTTCTAAAACTCCACCAATGACGGTTTTATCACCGCCCTGTTCGATATAATTTTTCGTGTTATATCCCATGGTTTTACCTCCTTGTTATGGTAATAGGAAGGCAGCTGTCGTAGCCACCTCCCTAATAAAATTTCTTAGGACTTTTGCTGAAGTACCTTAATCGCCTCAGAAAGAATTAACTTTGCATCAAGTCTTTGTGATGCCAAGAAACCAACCTGTCCATTGGCTGCATACAACTCATTCAGACGCTTAAAGGTTCTACCCTGACGATCAGCAATCCAGTAATACTTAAAATCACCGAAGAGAATAGTCTTTTCGCCTGCTGCAGCTGTTGGCATATACTGAGAAGTTACCACTGGACGATTGAGAATCGTATCGGGTGTACCCGCCTGAACAGAAGGCTGCCACAAGTACTGTCCCTGGCCGTCTTTTAGTTTTCTGAGGGCTTTGATGGTGGCATCATTCACAAGAAAAGTAGCATTCTTTCTGTAGGATGACTTCAAGCTGTGATATAGATCCAGCACCTCATCAATATTAATGGCCGTTGCACTTGCTGCCGTAACACCAAGACTTGCCCCACCAGTTGTGTGAAGAAGTCCAGTCGGTTTGCTACTTCCGTTACCGGTTAAAAATCCTTCTTCCTCAGCCGCACCAATTCTTCTGGCAAACTCTGCTGCAATATATGCTTCTAGACCAAAGTAGCTATCGTTTAGAAGTTCATCAGAAACCTTAAGCATAGTCCCTAGCTTATAGGCTGACAAAGTCACCTGAGTAAATGCATCGTCGCTCTCTGTAAAAGCACCTTCTTCATCCATCCAAGCAGCAGAGCCGTGGCTTGCAACCACAGGAATCTTTCGATCTCCATGACTGGTGTTGATTACATTACACAGGTTTCTCAGTACATTGGCTTCTTGAAGCGCTTGAACCAACTGATTTTCATATTCATCCGGTACTAAGAAACCACCTTCTGAATCTTCACCAATCTGCAGTGCATTTTGAACCGATGGATTCACCTTGTTTCTCATGGCTCCCCAAAAGGCTGCGCGATAATTATCAGAGGCCCTACCGGTCTTTTCTTCCTTTGTTTTTTCAGGTCTTGAAGCAAGGGGTTTGCTGATGGCAGCAGAAAGTTCTCTGTCCATAGCTTCCTGATGTTCAAGACGTTCAATTTCTTTTCCAAGGTTCACCACTTCATCTTCCATCTTTTCATAAGTCTCATTGTCTTCGGGTTTAATCAGGCCATTCTCCTGACGATGTTCGTCAAGGAATACTTTTGCCTGTTCCCAAACCTTGGCTCTTTGCTCTCTAAGTTCTTGAATTTTGTTCATATTCATTACCTCCAATTTTTAATAAGCTCCAGCCGTCTTTCCAGCTGGGCAATAGGAATCAGTATCTTCCCTTCAGGTTCTTGAGTGGCATCTTTGCTTGCAGATTCATTTGTAGATTCATTTGTATCTGCTTTTTCAGATGCCAGGTTCGCTTTGTTTGTTTCTCCCTGTTTATCTGAAAGGTATTTCATCCTCGCTTGAATACCGGGGAGTTTGTTTCTTAAAGCGTTTGTCACTGTCATCTGGTCAAAGATAAAGTCACTGCCACTGTCATCTGCCGGTTCTGATTGGTAAAGAATCTTATCGGCAAACTTAAGTTCAATGGCTTTATGGGCACTCATCCAGGTTTCTCCATCCATCATGTGTGAGATTTTAGCTCTAGATAGCCCAGACTTTGTTTGATAGGCATTGATAATGCTCTCTTTTACTTCACTAAGTAGGTTAATCCCTACCTGCAGATCCGCCACTTCACCAGCAATAAGCATGGCTGGGTTATGGATCATGATCACTGACAGGGGAGAAACACACACCTCATCGCCTGCCATAGCAATGACCGAAGCTGCACTGGCTGCAAGACCGTCTACATGAACACTCACTTTTCCTGGATACTCTTTGAGCATGTTGTAAATCTGCGCTGCAGCAAAAGTGTCCCCACCTGGTGAGTGTATCTTTACGACAATGTCATCCATCTCTGAGTCACTATCATAAAGTTCTGTCTTAAACTGTTTAGGGGTGATGTCATCATCAAACCAAGAGGACTCTGCAATGTAACCTTCAAGGTGCAAGGTTCTCACCGTAGGCTCCTCGGCTTCATTCACCACCCATCGCCAAAATTTATCCATCTAATCGACCTCCTTTATAGGCATAAAAAATGCACTTCCCTGTTTTTGAGAAATGCTGTTAATACTAAGTCTTTAGTTTTAAAGTTATCCACAAACTATCCACTGAAATAGTCTAAGTTATTCACATTTTATCCAGAGTCTTCACCACCTTCATCCAGGGCTTTCTTTGCATAAGCTCCCGCCATCTTAAGAGGCAGCATATTACCATTAACTAAATATAAATCGCCGCCATCGTCTTCAGAAATAGGATCCATATTTTCCATTCGCCTGACATCATTGACGGAGAAAAAACCATTTTGAATTCCAATAGCGTAACCATCCATCCTGGATTTGTAATCCCCTCGCATAAGAGCTGATGCATTGAATGATACAAAACACTGCCCTTTCTCTTTTTCAAGAAAAAGTTTCTTGTTCATAGCTTGTTCTAGCCTTACCAGCCAAGGCCTAATGGTATGGACCACAAAACTAATGGACTGGTTTTCAATGTTGCTGAATGAACTCTTGCTAAGGTCTGCCACCATGTGAGGCGGCACTTGAAAGATTCTACAAATCTCTTCAATCTGAAACTTTCTTGTTTCTAAAAACTGAGCATCAGAATTTGGCATACTGATAGCTTGATACTGAAGACCATCTTCTAAAACCGCCACCTTGTTGCTATTATTAATTCCACCATAGGCTGCCTGCCAAGCATCTCTTACTTTCGTAGGATCTTTAATGGTTCCAG